CTCTTCTTCGCATGTCTACCCATTTTCTTAATATGCTTCTTAACTATCTTAGCTTGTTTAGCATGTGTCTTAGATGCTTTCTCTAAACCTTTAGCTACTTTTTTTAATCCTTTTACCATTATGCAAATGTTTTTACGTTTTTAGGTTTAGGCCCGGTGTTACCTGCAGCTCTTTTTCGTCTGACAGCACTCGCCTTTTGCCCTTTTGTCATCCGTGTGGCTTTTGCAAGTGGGACGCATTTTGGATACTTCCTTTTGCTGCCCTTCGATCTCCCGCATGGTTGATACTTCCCGTCCTTTTTCGGTGCTCCTATGTCTACCCATTTCTCGGATACCCATTTTCTTAAGCCACCTTCTGAATAATAACTACGCACATCTTTTCCTTCTAGCTAAACCTGCTCTCATAGCACCGCCATCCGCAGCTTTTTTTCTATTTTTCTTTTTTCCACCTGGTGTAACTTTACCACTGCAAACAGCTGATGCGTACATGTTTGCATATGCCGAAGGATAGACCTTGAACTTTCGCTTCGCTGCCGCTTTTCCTCTAGCACATAGTTTTGCCATTTATTTTTTTCCTTTAATTGCTGCCATCATCATAGATGGTTTTTGTTTTTTAGTTTTTTTCTTAGATCTTAATTTTTTAAAATCTTTAGCAGTGATTTTACCATCTCCATCTACATCAAGTTTAGCTTGACCACCTTTTAAAAAATTTTTTCTGGTTTGTGTGTTGTATCTTCTATTAGACATTACTTTTTTCCTCCGTTACGAAATATTTGCGTACCCTTTATACCATATATTGACGCCACTACAAGGATCCACAAATTTGTAAACCATGACGGCAGCTGCGAGAACATTTCAAAAAATAATTTTACTTTATCCATAGCAGTTGGATCGTCTGATACGACTGCCCAAGCGAGCACAGCTACGGGCGTAGACAAGATAATGAGTACCGCCTCGTCTTTCCAGTCCGATTGTCTAGCTTCTAATAATTTACCTTGATATTGCTCTTCACCACGAGCTTGCTTTTCAGCATGCAATAATTGTGCCTCTGACATCGCCATTTTTGCCTTTTGTTTGTTAGCATAAATTTTAGAGCCAGCAGATACGGCTAATTTTATTGCAGATAACCACATAATTAGTAAGCTTTAGATCTTCTTTTCTTCTCAGCAAGAACAGCACCCTGACCTTGAACCTCTTCTTCGGGTCCACCAGTGCCAATATAGTTGTAAGCTTTGTCTGCAGAAGTTTTTGATCTAGGATCTACTTCTTTTTCTTGCTCACCAACTTTTACTTCTTGGATATTGTCTAATTTTTCCATTTTTTTCTCCTTATGTTGGTTAAATTAATTTCCTTTTCGCATAATGTCAATGTTTGGAATCATTTGATCAGCGTTTGGAAGTGTTTTTCCTAAAATTGTCTTCTGAATTGATGTATCAGCTCTTAATTGTGCTAATTCTTCGTTCTGTTCAAGTTTTTCGTCTTGATTTTGTTGATTCATCATTGCTCTCATCTTATCAAGATCAATTCTTTCCCTACCTTCACGCTCTTTTCTATCATTTTCCATCGCTCTAAGGTCTAATTCTCTTGATCTTAACTTAGCAATTGGGTCATTATCGAATTGTGAAGTGATTTTCTTCTCTTCGTTCATAAATTCTTCCATCATTTCAGCAATTAATTGTGCTTTTCTTGCTTCAATTCTTTGTTGAAGCTGTAAAGCTTGTTGTTGCATCTGTGGATTTTGTTGAGCCATCATTTGCATCTGCTGTAACTGTGGTAATTCTTGCATAAATTCTAATTCTACTTGCTCTTGTGCCATTAAACTTATGTGTTCAAAAATATTTTTCTCTAAACTTGCCATAACTATCGGATTATTTCTTGCAATATTAGTTGCCATAAAATTTAAATGAGCTGTAATGTGAGCTCTATGGTCTTGACCTGGAAAAGCTTGGAACGGTTTACCAGCTAAAGCATCAATATGTTCTAACGCCGGATCTTTTGGCATTGGTTGCATTGGTTTTATTAATAATGAGTCAACATTTTTTACACCTAATGCTTCATACATATTTCTATACGCTTGATACATGTTATGCATCTGTGGATTTGAAGTTGCCAGTTGGAGTTCTGTTTGCGCCATTGAAATACGCTGTGTTTGAGAAAAAATGTTAGGGTCAGCAACTGGCAATATATCTACTCTATCATCAAAGTCAGATTGTTTAATCATTCTTTGACCCCCAACTACATCATATGGATATTCCTGTGGTAGATATAACTTGAATACTCTTGCTAATAATCTAAATTCATTTTTAAGAGCAGAGTAAATTCTTTTGTGTATAGCTGACATTGTTCTGCTTCCTCTTTCAAGTAAAGCAACTGTAGTTCCAACTGCAGCTTGTTGATTGCCATCACCAACTTGTAAGTCAGCAATAGATGCAAATCTTTGTCCAGCTTGAACAACAATACCCATCAAACTTAATAATGTTTGCGATGGTTCTTTAAATGGTAACATCATGAATGAGTCTCTTAAGTTACCACCTGGTGCATCTACATCTCTAAACTCACCTGGTTGTATTGATTGCGCGTCATCTCTAATTCTGATTCCACGCATTTTAAATCCGGCGGGTAAGTTGGAGAGCGTACCCGCATCTAGTAATTGACGTAACGCTTGAGTAGCTGTTCTTGATAAACCGCCAATCATATGGATAAGACCGAAGCCATAAAAACCTAGTCCAGGCAGAAATTTAAAATGGACAAAGTATTGTATTTTATTTTTCTTCGGATCCCCAATTTCGTAATTTCTTCTAATAGATAATATTTCTCTTGACCCTTCTTCTAAAGTTACAATGTATGGAATTTTTATTCCTGAAGGTTCACCTGCTTCGTCTAATTGTTCAAAACCTTCTAAGTCTAAATCAATGTGACATTCTAATAAAGTAAATACATTTTCATTTTTAGATTTTGTAACTCCTTCAAGTTCTCTTTCTTTTTTCTCAACATCAGTTTCTTTGTCTTCAGGTTTTGCTAAATCTATGTCTCTATAGAAACCACTTACTTGTTGTTTTCTTAAATCGTTTTCTGACATTTTTACTCTATGAATGATTGCTTCCGCATCGTCTAATGAGGTAGCCGTATACGGAACAATCAAATCATCTGCAGGTACAAATTTTGAAACGGCTCTGCCTTCCATTTCATCATAGTAGACTTTTTTAAAAGCCGATCCTGCTAAAGGTAAGTTAAATAACATTTGATCAAACTCTGGTTCATATTCTTTCATTTGATCCATAATCTGATAATTCATAAAATCTTTTACTCTATCTGACTGTTGAACTTTTTCTGGAGTTTGTATTCCTAAAATTTGTGTTCTTACGGGTCCATCAGCCGGAAGTAATTCTTTATAAGCTAAAGCTTGAAATTGTGTAACAGCTTCTGCTAACACAGGATGTGTAGAACCAGAAGCTCCTTGAAATGGTTCTGATCTATTATCATATTTGAATCCTAATAAATCTAAACCGTTTGTATAAGTTTTCTCCCAATCTTTTCTAGACATAGAATAATCCATGTACTTAGAATTTAAATCAGAAGCTAATCTTCCTAATGCGTCATCAGGTAAAAATTCTGCTAAGTTAGAATAATGCTCATCACCTCCTTCAGGTGTTGCAGCTGCCGGATCTAAATTGATATCAACTGATCCGTCTTCGTTTTCTTGTACTTCTACTTCTTCAGGTGATTGCTGTTCTGCTTGAACTTCTTCAACTAATGTTTCTTGAATTTCTTCTTCTCCAGGAAGTGTAATTTTTTTTCTAGGCTCGTTTGGAAGAGCCTTGTCTATATCTGCCATTTTGTTTCTCCAATTTTACCACTTTAACAGTATTATATTTCAAATTCAACCCTTGAGGCGTGGGACCTGATTTTGGTGGGACAGTTCTTGTAAGCCTTTTTGTCATTACATACCCATTAGATATGCAAGTCCGCCTCCTGCAGCTTTTATTGTTTTTGGTTTTTCCGGCTCCCTAGGTTTATTTTTTCTAGATTTCTCTATTCTTAAATAATTAGAAGCTTCTTCAAAAGACATATTATTGTCTTCCATTAGTTTTAAAATAGTTTCTATATCATCTGGGCCTTCAGACATTTGAATTACTTTAATATCTAGAAAATCATCAAATGTTTTTCCCGGGTTATTTTTTTGAAATTCGTCAAATTCTTGTTTCAACTCCATGTCCATCATCATTTCAAATTCTTCTTCTGGAGTTTCAGAAGCCATTTTAATTGAAGGTGCCCCTCTATCTAAACTCCTGATGCCGGACTCATCATCCATATCATCCATGTCAATTTCTTTAATTTTAATATTATTTCTGTTTATATAATCTGTTAAAGACTCACCTTCTAGAACACCTACACCACTATTGTAAGCGTCAATAACATCTGCGTAGTTTTCTTTTTCGATTGCCATATCCTAATAATACACCTTTTGTTTATGTTGTAAAGGTTCGTCTTGATAATCCTCTGGGTGTTGAATAAGTCCACCCTGTCTAAATCTCATGACCGCTTGGGTCATAGAATCCACTAAATCGTCATGATCTCCATATGGAAATGCTGCACATTCCTCTATTACTTCTTGAGCGAACTCCATATCTGTAGGTGCGTATATTTTACCAGACTCAAATAATGGTGAAACAGAATTAACACGAGTGTGTTTATCATTACCTTTAGATGGTGTAAAATTAATTACAGGTATACCCATTTTTCTAAGTTCATAAGTAAGGGGTAGTCCAGATGCTTTAGACTCAACAATCACTGTTTCCGGATTCCAGTAGCCGTACTGATCTAATGCGATACGACGAAGTTCTGGAAACTCGTATCTACCTTTCAATGAATCCAGCAACAGGAGACAGGGTCCAGAGTCTTCGTTTGGATGAAAGACTCCCCAAGTTGTGATTGCAGAATAATCGGCAGTTTCTTTTTTCATGAAAGCTGTATCGTAAGATTGAATGACATGTTGCAATGCTGGTAAATCACCTTCCCAGTTTTTCCACCAATCTCTTTTTATAAGTGCACCTTCTTCTCCAGTTGGATTTTGCATGTACTGTGCATTCCATTTTGAAAGTGGTATAGATGCTTTTACTCCTTCTAAATCTTTCAGGCTCCAATATTCCGGCCATAAAGGTTTACCTGATGGTAGGATTGCAGGAAACTCAATTACTTCCCATTGATCTGCTTTAGGTTCTTTTTGTGCTTTGATTAAACGACCTGCTAAATCTTTTTCATTCCATCTTGTCATTACAATTACAATTGTTCCACCAGGTTGTAGACGTTGACGCGGGCCTGATGTATACCACTCGTAAGTTCTTTCAAGAGCTTGTGCATTCATTGCATCTTGTTCAGTATGTGGGTCATCAATAATTAAAAGATCGGCACCTCTTCCTGTAATTGCGGATCCAACACCAGCAGCATAATATTCACCACCTTGTTGTGTTTCCCATTTACCTGCAGCTTGCGAATCTTCTTTTAGTCTTGTTTGAAATACTTCTTTGTACTCAGGTGAATCCATAAGTTGTTTTGCTTTACGTCCGAACCTTACAGATAATTCAGTTGTGTTAGTTGATTGAATAATTTTTAATTTAGGATTTCTACCTACCATCCATGCAGGTAATAAGTATGATGCAAATTCTGATTTAGTATGTCTAGGTGCCATATTAATTATGACACGTTTTATTTTTCCATTTGCAATATCATTAAATTTTTTTGCTACCTCCTTATGATGGGACCCCTCTACAAAATCAGGCCAAACGTGTTTTACAAAAGCCATAAAATCATTTCTGATTTGAGACTCCTTTTTCTTCTCTTTCCATTTAGCCATGTATAGAGCAAGTTCTCTTTTTACATCTGCAGGAAGTTTTTCAAATTTTTTTAATTTTTCTATGTCTAGTTCCATATGGTACCAAAAAGTATTTTGGGTCTACGAGTATATAAATCTTAGTATATAAGGGTATATATAGGGACCCCTTTTTTTGTTTAGTATATTGATTTATTTAAAAAGTTCAAATTTCCAAACTGGTTTGGTACCTCTATTGTGTGCCGGCGCGAGCCGGCGCCTGCGACATTCTGTCTTATATAATTTTAAATGTTTATGTGTATTAATTATTAATTAATAAACACGGAGGAAAAATGAAGTATCTAGTTAACTTTGAAATAAAAGCGCAAGGCTTCTCTGAAATTGTAGAAGCTGAAGATAAAAAAGAAGCGTTAGAAAAAGCGAGTGAGTATTTAAGAAATAGAATGCCATTCCTTAAATCTAATAAAGTAATAACTCCAATTCATTCTAATATGGAATTAAATGGATATAGCACTAATCAAAAAATAACGGATATAAAATAAAAAAAAAAATAAAGTAAAGTATCGGGAAACAAGCAGGGGGGCCGAAGGCCCCCCTGCGACAATATGACGCATGCGCAAATTGTCGCAGGGATAAAATGACACAATGAAACCACGCGTCAATTTGTCTTATTGACGCGTGGCTTTTCACGATAGGAACATGAAATCTATTTTTTCATAAGTCTCAACCTTTCTATTTCGCAAAATATCTCGGTTAGTTGTGGCAGGCTTCCTGTATCTGCGAAACTTTTTATTTTTTCACGGAGTTCTTTTTTCATTTCAAACTCTTTTGCTTTGTTTTTTTGTTGTACTTCAACAATAGCAGTATCAGTTTGATCAACCATATTAAACTCCCTTCTTTATAACTGTTATTGTATAATTGACAGCAGTTCTGTGTCCTTCATCAGTCAAAAAAGTTAAACACTCGTCTCCATTTTTTGCTGTGAAAAATTTTGACGCCTCGTCAATTATGCCTTGTCTAGTTCTAAATTGATTGTCATACTTTTTCATTTTCCAACCAACTATTATTTTCGTTCCTATTTTCATATTTTTCCTTTCGTTATAAGGCAACCTTATCAGTTGCCTTATAAATATCAATGGCCAAATTGTCGCAGTTAATCACCATCTCTTTTAAGTTTAATTGCTAGCTGATTCATTTCTGAAACTCCCATTGCTTCATTTGTTAAACTGTGTGAATCAGATTGATTAAATTCTGGGTGATATACATTTACATCAGCACAAGATTTTATATGCGCTCTCAAACTTTGAATTAAAGTTTTTCTTGAAGCGTGATATCTGTCCCATTTTTTTTTATCTATTTTCATTTTATTCCTTTCGTTATGGGGCAATCTTATCAGATGCCCCATAAAGATCAAATGCCAAATTGTCGCACTATTTAGGACTTGGCAATCCTAATAATGAACTCGGCACATCAAGATCAATTTGCGCTTTTTTCATTTCATTACTCAATGTCGCAACAACGTCTTTAATATCTGCGCCTGTGTGAATTGCTACTTTACAATTCTTTTTTATTCTTCGAAGTTGATTATAGACAGCATGTTTTTTTTCAGCATGTTTATAGGCCTCTCTATAATTGCAATCTCTCAGATTTTTTTTGATATCATCTGGAGTGACATCAGTATCGGAAAAACTTCTGTCCCAGTTTCTACTTTTAGATAGGCGCTGTAATTTTTCCAACATATTATCCCTGCTATCTGCATAGTCTCGATACAGCGCATTTTCTTTTTCTTTTTTAGTGATCTTAAAATCTAAATACTTCTCATATTTTTTTGTTGTTTCTTTTAGATCACTTTCAACACCGCATTTTTTTATAAACACGTCGTTGGTATTATCGGACACATCTTGAGCTTTTTGTGATATTTCTGTCTCAATGTCCTCTTGTTTAGAACGAAACTCATCTGAAACAAGATTGTTCCAAAAGTCAAGTTCGTTGCTTCTTATTGGTTTCATAGTCATTTTTTACCTCTTTTGTTGTTAATGCAAAATCTATAAATTAAAAAAATATTTTTGGTAGTTGACATATTGTCGCATGACCCCTGCGACATTTTGTCGCGCGACACTTATTTTCTTGACAGTGTTAAGCGTCAAGCCAGTTTAGAATTATTCTAAACTGGGTGCGACAATTTGGACAATTTAAGGTAGTTTTAAAATGTGTATACTGGCCATATGAATAAAAAATATAAATATATGGACTTCTATCTTTTAAAGAAGCTAAATAAAAAAGCTATAAGATCGAAGAAGAATAGATTTATATCTGATACTGTTATGAATACTTTGGATAAGACAAAAGTTTTTCCAGTTATTCTTAACTTTATTCACAACGATTGGGAACAGCGTTGCGAAATTCTGTTTAATCAAAATGGATTAACAGGATTTCTAGATATGAATTGTGAAGATTTCCAAACTCTTCCGAGAATGGAAATTTAAATTTAAGTTGCAGGCGCCAAGCGCGCCTGCGACAATATTGACAATGTCAATTAATTTTATTTTTGATATTGTTTAATTAATCCAGTGTCACACCATCAACTGTTGATCGTCTTCACTGGGTTGGGCTCACAGGTGGACGGCTTCCTTTATTAAGTTGTTAAGCCCCACCTACTGATCCCAGATTCAATTGTTAGTAGCAGGGATTGACCTAACCAACGCAATTGGATCTGGGATCAGTTGGGCAGGGCTGAGAGTGCACTGTAACTCCCTCCCTGCTGATCCCTGGCCACTTGACCTTGTTATGGCTAGCTCCCGAAAGGGTCTTCGGCAAGTGGCTTGGGATCAGTTAAGCTGGAGCAGGCTCCGTTAAATAACGCGGCTGGCTTCTCTGGTTAGGTGATACAGAAAACCTGTTACAACGGTTATACCGTTGGCTAAAATACTGGGTGTTGGTGAAAAGCCCCACTGAAGGGTGTGCTATCACCAACACAAAAAATTATGAAAGAAAAAAATTTAATAAGCAACAAGCTGCGACAAATTGTCGCGCGACAAAATAGTATATTGACTGAAGGCGCAAGCGTCAAGCTGCGACAAAGTGTCAAATGTTTTTCACCTGGTCGGCGTGTTAAGAATAGATTCAGGAGGAATATATAAATATGAATATTAAAGAAGCTTTAAAAATAACTCACTCATTCACAAGAACGTCTAAGATGCCGGGCCTTAGCTATAGTCTGCCAGCCTGGGAATGCAAAACGGGATGGAAACTATCAAAAGTAGAAGGCACGCCCTGCTTTTTTTGTTATGCTAAGAAGGGCAATTATACAAGATATCCAGCTATTAAAAGAGCTCAGTATAAAAGACTTAAGGCAATTGATAACCCTTACTGGGTTGAAGCAATGGCGACAGTAATTAAAAAACAAAAAGTTTTTAGATGGCACGACGCCGGAGATGTACAATCAAAAGAGCATATGCAAAAGATAATAGATATTTGTAAACTTACACCAAATACAAAACACTGGATGCCAACTCAGGAACGGCAATTCCTGCCGGATCCAAAGGACGTTCCAAAAAATTTAATAATAAGATTGAGCGCATCAAAAATAGATGGCCCGGCCTCCGGCGCCTGGTATCACTCATCGAAGGTAACAAACAATCCTAAGAAGAGAACTTGCCCGGCGCCTGATCAGGGGGGAAAGTGTCTAGATTGCAGAAAGTGTTGGAATAAAAAAATTAAAAATGTTACTTATGGCAAACACTAAATTAAAAACTAAATACACTTTTTTATATAAATCAGCCGACGGGCACTATATGCGCCCGGAGTCTTTTTTAAATATTAACAGAGGCAGGACGCTGTCAAGCTCGCAGCTGCGGGTCCTTGGAATAACAAAGGTAAAATTAAAAGATGTTCACCTGGAAGCACCCGAACTATTATAAACAACTAAAGGAAGAAAGAAAAAAACAAAATGAAAAAGAAAAAGAAGATCAAGACGACAAGCGTCAAGCATCACAAGAGCCTGAGTCTGAAGAGACAAGCAATTCATAACGCTTGGCGTAAAAAAAATGGATATATATAATATAACTATGTATCGAGGAACAAGCGGCGGCTCCGCCGGAGGCGGAGCCGCCGCGTCAAATTGTCACAGGGGTGCGGCAAATTGTCGCGCGTCAACTGGTCATATTCACACCAAATGTCGCAGGCACCCGGGGCCAAGCGTCCAGCGTCAAGCTGCGACAAAAATGATAAGTTATTTTTTAATTTTAAAATGCGAATATTCAGCATGTCAAAAAATAAAAAAATAGGAGGAGACATGAAAAAAGAAACAACTAAATACTTAATAGATAAGCTTATAGAAATAGCTGTTCTATTAACAAATAGATGCAAAAAAATAGAAACGGACACATTAAGAAAAATGTCAGATCTAGAAAAAAGAATAGGAGCGTTGGAAAATGAAAACAGATAAAAAAATGATTTCAAGTGGATTGGTCAATAGAAAAGACACTGATCGTTATTACAATGATCACCTTAAATTAAAGATCGTCAGAAGGTTGATGATGGTCACAACCTGGGCAGAGATCAAATTTATTGATGGTGCAGTCTGGGAAGCTATCCAGCGGGAGGAAGCTGCAGAGGAAGCTAAACTAGCAGAGTTTGAAAAGTGGAAGGAGGGTAACCAGAATGGATAAATCTGAAACTTACAGAAGCGTTTTGGTGATGGTCATCCAGTGGCTGGACCGAAACAGACAAAGCGATTCTAAAATTAGAAGAATTGTAGATCTAGTTTTAAATCATAATTTTACAGCAGAGCATGCTATTGATTATGCCAAACGGGAGGAAGAGGTTGCTATACAACTTGGACAAAAATAGATTTACCTCCAGAGGGTCCG